GTTTGATTGAAGATATTGTCGAAGCCCAAGCCTTGAACAGCTTGCGTAACTTCTACACTTCTGACGCTGGTTACGCTTTGGCTAAACAAGTCGATACTGATTTGGTTCAGTTGGGTCGTTCTACCAATGGCGGTGCTGGTACAAACGCGTATGCAACTGGTGCTTTTATTGGTGGTGATGGTACTACTGCTTATGTTGCCGCAAACAACAATGAGTCAGCATTGACCGATGCCGCTATTCGCCGCACCATTCAGCGTCTTGATGACACTGATACCCCAATGGATCAGCGTTTCTTCTTGATTCCTCCCTCAAGTCGCAACACTTTGATGGGTTTGGCTCGTTACACTGAACAAGCCTTTGTTGGTGGTACAAACAGTACCATTCGCACTGGTGAAATCGGTAACTTGTATGGTATCCCTGTCTTTGTTTCAAGCAATTGCGACACAGGTTCAGGTACTAATAACCCACGAGTTTGCCTGATGGGTCATAAAGACTCTCTGGTTTTGGTTGAACAAATGGCTATTCGCTCACAAGTTCAGTACCAACAGCCCTACCTTGCAACTCTGTATACAGCGGATACGTTGTATGGAGTGCAGATTCTGCGTTCAGCCGCAAGTACTGGTGCGGCTAAGTCTGCATCTATGTTTGCTTTGTTGGTTCCTGCCTAATTGCAGTTGCGCCCCCTGCCCTAGTGGTGGGGGGACTTTTTTAACCTAATTAGGAGAAATCAAAATGGCAGCAGCAACAGCAGTTGTTTTAAACAGAGACAACGATTCTTTTCGAGGTTTGTTCAGTGATACATGGACAGTTACTTGCACTTTGGATTCTGCATCTGTTGCAGACCAAGCCGCTGGTACTGATACTGTGACCGTTTCTGGCGTTGCCCTTGGCGATATGGTTATTGGTATGTCGGCTGGTGTAGACGAGGCGGGTTTAGTTCGCCGTGCTTACGTTTCAGCGGCAAACACAGTGACTATTGCAACAACTAATACAACTGGTGGGGCTGTTAATTTAGCATCCACTACTGTTAAATTGGTTATTGCTCGAATGGTGTAAAGATTGGGGGGCTAGTCCCCCCTTTCTCATTTAAGGGTTTTATGGCTACTTTTCGTTGTCTTCAAACAGGTAACACTGTAAGTTTTACATACCAGCACGACATTGACTCTATGAGGGGTCATCAAGGGTATGTGAGAGTAGATGAACCAGAAGTAACCATAGAATCAGAAGTTAGAACAGATACCGCATTTCGTGCGCCTGTCATTCCAACAATTAAGCGTATGGGAAGACCCCGAAAGGTTGCAAATGGCTGAAATTGACGCAAGAGATTTTGGTAGGTTAGAGGCTCAAGTAGAGGCTCTAAATGGTCAAGTATCTCAATTGAGTACGGATGTAAAAGCATTGCTTGAACTTGCCAACAAGGGCAAGGGTGGTTTTTGGATGGGTATGACTATCGCTTCATTCATGGGCGGTGTGATTACCTTTGTTGCTGACAGACTGTGGAAATAAGGAGAACATTATGTACGGAAAAATGATGGGTGGTAAGGCTAAAGAGACTGCAAGCAAGGGCAAGAAAAAGGGCGTACCTGTGACCATTATGGTTGCGGTTGGTAAGCCAAAGATGCCTATGCCTATGAAGGGTAGCAGGACTGCTACCAACATGATGAAGAAATCCTCAAGAGGTAAATAATGTCAGCCCTAACCACTCCCGTCACTCTATTGAGTGCTGTTGTCGCTACAGGTGCTTCTAAATCTGTACAAGCAGATGCTGGACAACCAGCATTCTTGCAAGTTAGTGGCATTACAACCGCAACTGTTGCATTCCAAGGTAGCTTGGATGGGACAACCTTTGCCACAATTGGCACTGCTTTGACTGCTGATGGCATAGTCACCATAGCCAATGCTCCTAAGTATTTGCGGGCAAACTGCACTGCATACACCTCTGGAACTATCACAGCTAAAGTGTTGTACTGACATGAAAAAGACTAAAGCACAAGCCAAGATTAGCAAGGTAATGACTGAGTTTGGCAAGGGTAAGTTGACATCCAATAAAAAGGTTGTCAAAGACCCAAAGCAAGCAATGGCAATAGCTTTATCTGAAGCTGGTAAGGCTAAAAAGAAATGAAGACCAAATCCAAGGTCAACCAAGCAGGGGTTTACACCAAACCCACAATGCGAAAAGCCTTGTTTGAGAAGATCAAAGCAGGGTCATCAGGTGGGGATTCTGGTGAATGGTCAGCAAGAAAAGCACAATTGCTTGCCAAAGAGTACAAAGCCAAAGGCGGGGGTTACAAGACATGAGCAAAGACAAACCACATTATTTGCCTGATGGCAAGCTGTACAAGGGTGATACTCACAAGGTGGGTTCAACTTTGATGACGGGTGCAAAGCATTCTGCTTCTAGCAAGGTTTTGACGCACACACCATCTAAGCCAAAGGCTAAGAAGTGAAAGACCCACAACAATCTCTCAAGGATTGGGGTAAGCAGAAATGGCGTACTAAGTCAGGTAAACCCTCATCCCAGACGGGTGAGAGGTATCTGCCAGAGGCGGCTATTAAGTCTTTGAGTGCTGCTGAGTATGCGGCAACTACCAAAGCCAAGCGCAAAGGTACTGCATCTGGTAAACAGTTTGTTGCCCAACCAAAGAGCATTGCAAAGAAAACGTCAAAGTTTAGATGAGGTAAAAGATGAAAACACCCACTTGGCAAACAAAAGCTGGTCAAAATCCAAAAGGCGGCTTGAATGCCAAGGGCAGAGCGTCTTATAATGCAGAAACTGGTGGTAATCTGAAGCCTCCAGTAAAGTCGGGGGATAACCCTCGCAGGGCAAGTTTCTTGGCTCGTATGGCTGGTAACAGCGGTGCAGAGTACAAGGATGGTGAACCAACAAGACTGCTTCTTTCGTTGAAGGCTTGGGGTGCAAACTCCAAGGAAGACGCAAAGGCAAAAGCTAAAGCTATATCCGCAAGGAACAAGGCAAAGGCTGCAAGCAGATGACTTATTTAGAACTTGTAAACGATGTATTAGTTCGGTTGCGTGAAACAACAGTTGCGACTGTTTCCGAAACATCTTATTCATCCCTGATTGGCAAGTTTGTCAATGATGCAAAGCGTCAGATTGAAGATGCTTATGCTTGGAATGTTCTAGGCACTACTATCACCCTGTCTACTACTGCTGGCACATACTCTTATGCCCTAACAGGCGCTGGTCAGAAGTTCCAAGTCATTGATGTTATCAATGTCACAAGCAATATTGGTATGAAGAATATTGATTTTGCTTCAATGAACCGCAAGCAGAATTTCTCTACTCCTGTAAGTGGCATCCCATATGAATTTGCTTTTGATGGTGTTGATGGTAACTACGACACTAAGGTAACTATCTATCCTCGTCCTGATGGTGTGTATAGCATCCCTTTTAGCTTGGCAGTGCCACAAGCCACATTGTCTTCAGATGCAACAGTTGTTTCTGTGCCTGATGTTTTGGTGGTTCAGAATGCTTATGCTCGTGCTTTGGTAGAGCGTGGTGAAGATGGTGGTTTGACTTCATCTGAGGCATATCAACTGTATAAAGCCATGTTGTCTGACTACATTGCATTGGAAGGCACTCGTTACCCTGAGAATCAGGAGTTTGTGGCAGTATGAGCCAACAAATACAAACCTATAGCATTTCAGCGCCAGCACTTTATGGTCTGAATACACAAGACTCGCCTCTTGATCTTGCGGCTGGATTTGCTTTGGTTGCGACTAATTGCGTAATTGACCAGTATGGTCGTATGGGTTCACGCAAAGGTTGGTCAAGGGTTAATTCGTCTAGTGGTGATTTAGGCGCTAATGATGTAAAAGTCATCCATGAGTTAGTTGAAGCTGATGGTACTTTGACTGTTTTATTTGCTGGTAACAACAAGATTTTCAAACTTGGTGCAAGCAATGCAGTTACTGAACTAACCTATGGTGGGGGGGGTACTGCTCCAACCATTACTGATAGTAATTGGCAATGTGCATCGTTGAATGGGATTACTTACTTTTTCCAATCTGGTCATAATCCTTTGATCTATGACACTGCTGTTAGCACCACTACATATCGTAGAGTTAGCGAGAAAAGTGGTTATGCCGCTACTGTTCCTGACGCAAATATTGTTATTTCAGCATTTGGTAGATTGTGGGCGGCTAATACAACATCTAATAACTCTACTGTTTACTTCAGTGATTTAATTGCTGGTCATGTATGGTCAACAGGTACTGCTGGCTCTTTGAATGTAAACAATGTATGGGTGAATGGTGCTGACCAGATCACTGGTTTAGCGGCTCATAACGGGTTCTTATTCATCTTTGGTAAGCGTCAGATTCTTGTGTATCAGGGTGCTACTGCACCATCAACCATGTCTATTAGCGACACTGTTGAGGGTATTGGTTGCATTGCTAGGGACAGCATTCAAACAACTAGCACTGATGTTTTGTTCTTGTCTAACTCTGGTGTTCGTTCTTTGATGAGAACAATTCAAGAGAAGTCTGCTCCTGAGAGAGACTTGTCCAAGAATATTCGCAATGACTTGATGACTGTAATTGCTGGTGAGACATTGGCAAATGTTAAGTCTGTCTATTCTGAGCGTGAGGCGTTTTACTTGTTGACTACACCATCAATAGGTGCTGTATTTTGTTTTGATACTAAGGCTTATTTACCTGATGGTGCGGCAAGATCAACGACTTGGGACTCTATAACACCAACAGCATTCTTATCTCGCCGTGATGGTACTTTGTATATTGGTAAAAATGGGTATGTTGGTTTGTATGGGACTTACCAAGATTACCAATCTGCATATCGTATGTTGTATTACACAAACCATGCAGACCTTGGTAATCAAAACCAAGCTTCTATTTTGAAGAAGTTATCTATTGTGGTTATTGGTGGGACAAACCAGAGTGTTTCGTTTAAGTGGGGATTTGACTTTAAGACAAACTACTTGTCTGACAATGATTTGATTCCAACTCAGGGCGAATCATATTATGGTATTGCTGAATATGGTGCTAATGCTACTGTAATTGCACAATACTCTGATGGTGTTGCATTGCAAACTCTAACAGTTTCAGCATCAGGAAGTGGTAAAGTTATTCAAACTGGGTATGAAACAGACATAAATGGCACTGCCTTGTCTATTCAGAAGATTGAAATTCAAGCCAAAAATGGCAAAGTAAGCTAAAGGAAATTATCGTGTCTAATTACACCAAATCAACCAACTTTGCCACTAAAGATGCTTTATCTTCTGGTAATCCTTTAAAGATTGTTAAAGGTACTGAGATTGATACTGAGTTCAATAACATTCAAACTGCTATTGCAACCAAGTCTGATTCAGCAAGTCCTACATTTACTGGAACAGTTGTAATTCCTACAGCACCTATTGATGGTGTAGTCAACAAGTAAAACGCCTCACGCTCAGAATAGACAGACTTAACATTTGCCAATGTCTCACCAGCAATTACAGTCATCAAGTCATTGCGAATATTCTT